GGCCACCTTGTAGAAGTTGATGAGCTCCGCGTTCACATCGTTGATGACCTCGCATTCCACCGGAGGGATGGCAAAGAGAACGGAACAGCCACCACAGAAGGCTTCTGTGTACAGAGTGTGTTCCGGGATCAACGGAAGGATGTATTTCAAGATGGACTGTTTTCCACCGTAGTAAGATATTGGAGTTTTCATTACAGAAATTTAAATCGGAGTTTTATTACTATGTATCCAACGAGCAGGATGCCGAGGATGATGGCCACCAGACGGAGGATCGGGATTGCCTTGCCCTCCGGCTCGGTCTGTTTTGTCTGGAACACTTCTGCGTCGGTCTGTGACTGCGTCGTGACAAGGGCTGCGGAGGTACTGTCCGAGGTTTGTGATTTGACTGCTTGCAACCTAATTTTTGTATCGACAGTCCTCCGCACCGCTCCTTGTTTCTGGGAAGAAGGAGCCGGGGTTGGATTGCGGATCTTCGGAGGCTCAACATCTGCGCTGTCACTGTGATCCTCACTCACCGCTGGCGTAATCGTCACAGCGGAGTCCGGGAATGATGCATCCGGCTCCGGAGGATAATACTCGACGACATGCTGCTCGACCACCAGATCGGCATTCTGGAGTTCCTGCCTTATGAGCTTCACGATTGTGGAATCGGAAGAGGACTCACTCTGGTGCACCTCCTGCGGTGGGAGCCTTCTGGCCGCTCCGCAGGAGGATATCAATGCAGCTGTAACAATGGCCACAGCACATCTTGCCATTATTCGATATCGATTGAGCATTCTTGTAGTATTTCTTGTACTCGTTGTTTTCTTTGCTCCGGAGTCAGCTCCAGAGCTTTTTTTATCGGCTCATCCCAAGGCAATGGGAACATGGCTTTCATCTCGGCTCTGTCCTTCGGCATGAGCTGGATGCAGGTAAGCGTCCAGATCTGCCACCGGGTGCGTTCCCATGCAGCACGCTCCTCGTCCTGCTTTCGCCTTGCAAACCCATTCCATGCGTAGATGAACTCCGCTGGTGTCATGTCCTCAAAGTCGCAGGGACGCAGTCCCATCTGACCGACGGCAACACTGTACCAGCCTTCGTATGTAGGTTCCAGCCGGGGTTCGTCGTCGCCTACTTCCCGGCCTGCTGGTTTGGGCCATAGCCCTCCATCCTTTCCATCATCGGACGGATCTCCTCAGCGAAGGCATCCACGAACTCGAAGATGAGCTCCGGCTGCTCTTCGATGAAGTCCCACACCACATCCTCGCTGTACTCTCCGGCATCTTCCCGGCCATATTCCTTCCGGGCACCCTCGGTGAGTCCGATGGACGCGAGGGCCACGATCCCGTCCAGAGAGCTGATGACATCCCTTGCGGTGACGATCTCCGAGAGAGTCTTCCCGGTTCGCTTGAGGAAGGTATTGACGGCCCTCATGCCGAAGTGAACCGGGTACTTGGTTCCGTTTATGGTAATCGTTCTCATAGGCCGTTAACTCTGTCCGCCAGATCCGCTGCCGCCACTCTGAGGCGTTGCCGGGGTGAGGTTGCCGCTTCCGGTGAAGGTGTAGGAGTAGGTCGCGTTATCGCCAGCCTGCGCTCCGAGGGAGAACGAGGTGACATAGGCGTTTCCGGTGTAGGTCTTGGTGAGCCCGGTAAGAGGAGACTTGATGATCACTTCCACCTGCGCCTTTGAGAGGACGAGCGCAAGGACATCCTCGCTGCTCTTGTGTGAAGTCGAGAGTGCGGAGTCGATGACCACAAGGCCCTCTCCGTCGACACTCCACGAGATGTCGCCCGGATACTTCTCCTTGCCGTCGGTGTCCTTCGTGCGGATATCCTTCACCTCAAGATCGACCTTGAGGGAGTGCGTTGTCGCATGGAGCGTCGGCTTGCCTCCCACGAGGACGATGATGTCCTCGCCTTGAATGACTTGTTTGCTTCCAACTGTTTCTGCCATATTGTTTTGAATTTATTGTTGTCTATACTATTCTGAATGTGAGTGTCCAACAGTGCAGGTCATAGTCCGGATAATACTCGTATGCGGAGGATCGGTGCTGCACCCTCTTGTCGTCGATGGCATTCCCGTCGAGCTCTGCTGCGAGGGCTTGCTTGAGCTGCTGCGCCCCGGCATACTTGCTGTCGTACACCGACACATCGAAGACGGTGTTGTAGCCGACGATGCCATCCTTGGTGCGGATCGGCACCTCCTCCGGAGTGGTGAACGCAGCAAAGGGAGCGGAGGTCGTCGCATCGACGGCCCCGGCCTGCACCTTACCCTCAAGGGTTGGTGCAATCAGCTCGATCTGCGCTATTAAGTTCACTCTGAAGTCCGACTGTGACATACTGCTTTACTTGTCCACTTTTTTGAAGTGCTTGTTTACATATTTCTCCACTGATGTTGCGAGTGCATCTCCGAACCCGGAGACCACCTTCTCTTGGTTTTCGGTGTAGGATTCCTCGATGAACGGACGCGGTTTTATTCCCTTGACATGCCGGGCAAAGACCTTGTCCCCACTGGCCGTTGTAAATACCAGCACTCCTCCCTTCTTGCGAGGATACCGGGGATCGACCGTTCCTTCGTGTATGAACTTGCCGTAGTATTGGTTCGCCTTCTTCTTTTTCGTCTTGCTGAAGACAGGCTTTACCGCCACATCCACTTCGGTTTTCGGTGCGGACTTATCGCGGAAGGACACTACCTTGATCTGCCGCTTGAGCTCTCCGCTGCGCACCGGGACGCGGTTACGCGCTCCCTGCACGAACGGTTTTGCAGAACTCTTGAGGGCCGAACGCAACATGCTTTTCTGCATCGTCCGAGGCATGTCATCAAGGATATCCTTGGCCTCTCTGTATCCATCAACCTTGACCGTCAGCATCGCTCTTAACCGTTATGAGGTGAAGCCGCCATCTGCGGCCCTCCTCCTGCACTGATGTGATCTTGCGAAGAGAGTCACCGTCCTGCACGAGCATCCCGGCTGTGATTCCGGTGCGGTAGCGGATGGTGTACGCCACTTCGTTCTCATGGACGATGCGTCCGGCATAGAGGTTCTCGCGTCCCCCGGCCTCTGTGCGCTGCGCGTAACAGAGTGCCACCAGCGTTTTCTGGTGGGTGCGGTCGTTATATTCGTCGCGCACCTCTTGGAAGCGATATATGCTGATGCTGTGATCAAACATTGTCCCCGGTCTCTTCTGGTGAATATGGATGTACCCTCCAAGGAAGGAGCAGTTTCTCAGCCGTTAACGGCAGCTGGGAAACGCTCCTCCCGACGAGGGCATCGCTCTCATTGTCAAGCAGAGTCCCCACCGTCAGAAGAATAGCCGACTTGATGGCCGGAGGAAGCGTCGCTGCGGTGAACTCCTCCTTGAGGCTGCGGTTGGTGAGGTCATCGGCATAACCGATGGCCATCTCCAGATACTCCCCGATGAGGGTGTCCAAGGAGTGATCGTCCCCGACGCGAAGGTGTGCGCGAGCAATTTCCAACGATATGAGATTCTGGCTTGACATACTTTGAGCGAACCACTACTAACCACTAATAACACTACAACACTATATGAGAGAGAAATAATGAGGTTCTATTCGTCGTCCTCGTCTCCTCCGGTACCGCCACCTTCAGCTCCGCTGCCGGAGCCGGAACCGCTACCGCTGCCGCCACCGGATGCGCTCTCATGAACGAGCTTCTTAACCGGGTGCGTACCTGCGTCGAGGAGGTTACCGTCGACGCGAGCGAAGCCGAACAGACCGATGGAGAGGTATTCTGCGAGGAGTTCGTTAAGGCGGATGACCTTGAAGTCCTTGACAAGACGGATCTTGTACTTGGAGAGGTCTCCGAAGAGGACGGAGGCGTTTCCGGCTCCGATGTCGGCAATGTCGTCATTGAGGACATAACCCTTGCCGAGGATGGTGGCCGGGGTGCCTTCCTTGAGGGAGTCCTGCCAGATGTAGCGGCCCTGCAGGTCTTTTATCTTGGCGAGTTCCCAGAGGGTGTTGTGGTTGAGCATAAACTTGCCGACCTTGGCATAGTTGCTGTCCACTCCCTTGATGAGGTCGATGATATTGTCGAAGGTGAGACCGTTTGCTGCGGCCTTTGTCTCGATGGCCGTTGCAGCTGTCACGATACCCGTAGGCTGGCCGGAGCCGGAGCCTGTGGTGAGGTGCTCGTTGACACCGCGTCCGAAGGACTCAGCGAGAAGGCCCGACAGCAGCGCGTCAAGATTGAATGCGGAGTCCTGCAACAGTTCGAGGGACACCGGGATGATCGGGGTGCGGTAGGTGTAGGCCTTGAGCACCTTGCTTCCGAAGGAAGGAGTGCGCCTTGTGCTCTGCTCGTACTCTGCGACGATCGTTGCCTTGGCAGCGGTGTCGTTGATGGTCGGCAGGGTGAGGTCACCGCCTGCGCTGGTGGTGATGATCTGCGCAGCCTCGAAAAGACCGCCATAGTTCTTGAGGGCAATCTCGACGCTGGAGGCAAGGGCCGACGGGATGAGTACCCCGGCAGAGAGGCCGGAGATCGGTGAACGCTTCTCGATGGCGGCACGACTCTCGGCACTCAGTCCGTTCACACCGTTAACGAGGTAGTCGATGAAGGCACGACGGTACTCGGCATCCTCAAGAGGGTTCTGGCGGCTCTGGCCACCTTCCGTTCTCTGGCGGTAGGCTTCCTCGGCCTGCCTGCGTTCGATTTCGAGGAAACGCTCCTCGGCCTCGACCGCCTTGTCCGCCTTGTCATAGTCGGCAATGAGCGCGTCCCACCGGGTTTGCTCCTCGGAGGTGAGTGCCCTGCCGTCTGTCTCTTTGCGGAGAGCGTCGATCTGAGTGTACAGACCAGCTCTCTTCTCTTTTAATTCTTTGAGTTTCTTTGACATAATATTATGGGAAAATTTGGTGAGTTATCGTTTAAGGGAGAGCATCCGGGCCATGCGGTCACGACTCGTTGTATCCACTGAAGAAGGAGCCTGCTGCTGGAGGGCCTCCTTCTTGCGCTGCTCAAGGAGTGAGCGCACCCCGGCTTCCGTATCCGGGTAGGCCGGGTAGGTCACCAGCGACACATCGTAGAGCTTTGAGATGCTCTTGATGGTGCGCTCGTCATATTCGAGGCCGTTCTTCTCGTCGGCATAACGCCACTCGTCGGTCTCGACGATGAACTTGAAGGAACACTTGCTGATATCGCCTCTGGAGACCAGCTC